ATGAATTAACAGCAAAGGCTTATGAAGGATATAGAGCAGTACAATCGTTTAAAAGAGAAATAAACACTACTGATGATAGTATAATAGGACTATTAGATAAAAGTAATGAAGATGTTTTAAATGAAAACTCTAATAAAAATGGTGTACTAGCTTCAACTCAAAGAGACTTAGTAGCTGGAGAAGTATCAAAAGATATAGCAAGAAGAAAAACAATACCTGCACACATAGTACATGCACATGATGAGGGAGTACTTCATTACCACGATATGGACTATGCAATGCAACCAATTCACAACTGCATGCTTATAAACTTAGAAGACATGCTAAACAATGGAACAGTAATAAATAATAAATTAGTAGAGTCACCTAAATCATTTTCTACAGCTTGTACTATAGTTACACAGATAATAGCACAAATTGCTAGTGGTCAGTATGGTGGAAACTCTATAACTATAAAGCATATAGCACCTTTCTTAAAAGTATCGTATGAAAAGTATTTTAATAAATATATTGAAAAATATTCAGAAGAAGTATCTCATGAATTAGCAGAAGATAGAATGCTTGAAGAATTAAAATCGGGAATACAAACTATTAGATATCAACTATCAACACTTCACACTTCTAATGGTCAAAGTCCATTTTCAACAATTTACCTAGAAATTGAAGAAGGTAATGAGTATGAAAGAGAAATGGCTTTAATATGTGAAGAAATGATAAAACAAAGACTAGAAGGTATGAAAAACTATAAGGGACAAGTAATAGGAGAAGAATTCCCTAAGTTAGTTTACTTACTTGATGAACATAACTGCTTAGAAGGCGGAAAATATGACTATATTACAAGACTGTGTGCAGTTTGTAATACTAAGCGATTAGTACCTGATTATCAAAGTGCTAAGATAATGAAAAAAAATTATGAAGGAAATACATTCCCTCCAATGGGTAGATATACTGCCCATGTAAAACCTTGTGAACTGTTATGTGCGTAACAGGTGTGTATTCTACATTTTAGTAGCATCAGGAAATGGATGTTAAAGAATATGCTAACTGGGAAAGCTAAGTCTTAGGATATGCTAATCCAGTGCCAAGCTATATAATCTTCTAGTTAACTAGAGGAGTGATAATATGATAGTATATAAAATAACTTGTAAGGTAAATAACAAACTTTATATAGGTCAAACAAGTGAATCATTAAAACAAAGATTCAGCAGACATATGGGATATCAAAAAGATGAATCAGACACAAAATTTTATAGGTCAGTAAGAAAATATGGGACTGAGAATTTTTATATAGATGAAATAGATAGAGCTAATACACAAGATGAATTAGATGAAAAGGAATTATATTGGATTAACAAATTAAATACTGTAAACAATGGATATAATTCTAAGGCATTTAAAGGTAAGTGTGGAGGTGATACTTTATCAAATCATCCAAATAAAAAAAATATTTCTGAAAAAATAAGACAAAGTAAATTAGGAGATAAAAATCCTATGAGAATTAACGGTGGTCTTAAGGGTGAAAGAAATGGAATGTTTGGAATGAAAGGTAAAGATAATAAAAATTCTAAAAAATGTGTATCTATTTCGGTTGATAATCCAAATGAAGTAATAACGTTTGACTCAATAAGAGAACTGCAAAAATATCATAATGTAACAACGGATACAATGGTGTGTTTTAGATGTAATGGAAGAACTAAATCACCATATAAAGGTTATTATTTTAAATACTATGAAGATTATATAGAAGGTCAACAGACTATCGAAAGTATACCTAAAGAGAAATACTTTGGGGAATAAACGAGTAGAGTACGATAAGGTATGTACTTATCGGAAGTGCAAGGTACTATATATATGGTAAAAGTATGTGTAGTAATGATATAGTCGAAATGGGTAGCCAGTATAGAAATATACATCTCATTTGTGTAGAAGTCATTTATCTCCATATAAAGAAGAGTTTGGAAATTATAAATGGTATGGAAGATTTAATCAAGGCGTAATTTCTTTAAATTTAGTACAAGTAGCTTTAACTGCAGATAAAGATATGGACAAGTTCTGGGAAATATTAGAAGAAAGATTAGAACTTTGTAAAGAAGCATTAATAGTTAGACATAATCTTTTACTTGGGACAACATCAGATATATCTCCAATACATTGGCAACATGGTGGAATAGCTAGACTTAAAAAAGGTGAAAAGATAGATTCTCTTTTAAAGGATGGATATTCAACACTTTCACTAGGATATGTAGGTATATATGAAATGACACAAGCGATGCTTGGAATTTCACATACTACTAAAGAAGGTGAGAAACTTGCTCTAAAGGTAATGAATCACTTAAACAACACATGTGAAAAATGGAAAAAAGAAAGTGGACTTGGATTTGGATTATATGGAACTCCAGGTGAGAGTTTAACTTCAAGATTCTGTAGAATAGATAAGCAAAAATTCGGAGAAATAGAAAATGTAACAGATAGAATGTATTATACAAATTCTTATCATGTTCATGTATGTGAAGAAATAGATGCATTTGAAAAATTAAAATTTGAATCGCAATTCCATGATATATCTTTAGGTGGATGCATTAGTTATATAGAAGTTCCTGATATGAGTAAAAACTTATCAGCAGTAGAACAAATAATAAACTTTATTTATCACAACATACAATATGCTGAAATAAACACTAAGCCAGACGTTTGTTTTAAATGTGGATATGAAGGTGAAATAACTTTAGATGAAAACTTAGAGTGGCATTGTCCAAACTGTGGAAATCAAAAGAAAGAAGAAATGCAAGTTATGAGAAGAACTTGTGGTTATATTGGTTCTAGTATGTGGGGAAAAGGACGTACTCAAGAAATTGCACAAAGAGTATTACATCTATAAGAGTAGGAGTGAATTATATTGAGGTTTTCTAAGATAAAAGATAATGACATAGCCAATGGCGTTGGAATAACTATGTCTCTTTGGACACAAGGATGTCCACATCATTGTAAAGGCTGTTTTAATAGTGAAACTTGGGATTTTAATATTGAAAAAGAGTTTACAAAAGATGATTTAAAGTATATTTTAGATAGTATAGATAAAAACAACATAAAAAGAGATTTGTCTATATTAGGTGGAGAGCCTTTATGTTCTCAAAATGTAGAAGGTGTAATAAATCTTTGTAAAGAATTTAAAAAATATTATCCTGATAAAAAAATATATTTATGGACTGGATATACAGTAGAAAATTTTAATGAAATTCAAAAGGAAATATTAAAATATATAGATGTATTAGTTGACGGGAAATTTGAGGAAGATAAAAAAAGCCTAGCCATTATGTTAAGGGGCTCTTCAAATCAAAGAGTTATAGACGTAAATAAATCTTTGAAGCAAAATGATATAATATTGTATGAGATCGGTTAAGAGGAGAAATTAATAATGATAATTAACGTAAAAAGAACAAGTGAAGATGCTGTATTACCAAAATTCGCGCATGATAGTGATAGTGGGTTTGATTTATTTACATGTGAAGAAATAACTGTAGCACCTGGGAAAAAAGCTGTAGCTAAAACTGGTTTAATATTTGAAACACCAATAGGATGGGGAATTCAAATAAAAAACAAATCAGGAATAACTGTAAAAGGTGTTCCAACAACTTCAGGAAATAATTCAGATATAACAGTTTTTGAGGGAACTGTAGATATGGATTATAGAGGCGAAGTAGGTATAATGTTTAAAAATGAAGAAGACTTTGAAATAACTATACCAAAGCATACTAAATTAGCACAAGGTGTTTTAAGAAAAGTTTTCTATTGCACTTTTAAAGAAGTAAAAGAAGTAAGCACTACAGTTAGAGGAGAAGGTGGATTTGGTTCTACTGGAACAACTCTAGAAACGAAATAATAATTTATATATATATTATAAAAATCCCTAAAGATAGAATTTCTTTGGGGATTTTATCTTAATAAATAACTTTAATTAAAGGTGGTTAACATGAATATAAGCTTAAGAGAAATAACCAAAAATGATATAGATGATTTTAAGCTAATACAAG